CAATCTCCTTTGCCATTGAATTGAGCCAGATGAATTATACTTTGCGATAAACATGTCGTAGCCGCCAGCGTCAACAGATGCTTCTCTACCAGCCGCGATTATATTATCAGAGCTGTCGATTGCGATACGGTAAAACTCGTCTGTGCTAGTCCCGCCCAAAGTTCTGTCCCATAAAACACTGCCTTCAGGATCGTATTTAACAATGAGGCCATCATTAGCCCCCGCCCCATCATTTCGAGTGATACCAGCCATTATGACATTGTTAGAACTATCTGCCGCTATATCTTGACCACGATCAAGTTGCCCCGATCCACCAATAACAGCAATCCAGTAATCATCTTGTTCCGCCCCGCTGACCTGTAATAGCTTCTTTTTAGTCGCCATAACCTACCCCAATGCTTGACCAGCGGTGAAGCCATACCATGTTGTACCGCCGTCCCGCGTATAAAACACAAACAAGTCTTTCGCAGATGCTGTTGCTGTAAGAGTAGGCGCAGTTGCGCTAGGCCAATCAACCGCGGATGGCCATGTTACTGTGTAGCCTGATGCAGAGGCATCTTGAATAATCTCAATACTGAAAGTGTATGCAGTACCACTTGATGGCGGGTTGCTAAATGTAAACGTAGTGTTTTCAGTTAGCGTGTGACTGAATGAATTTGCGTTTTCGCAATTAACTGTGGTTGCATTAGATGACGATGTAACAGCCGAATAACGCTCATTGTAGCTATCAGCAACAAACTCCCCTGCGTGATCTTCTCCTACTATCGCGCTGCGCGGAACCGTGATGTCAACGTTTCCAGCTCCATCTTCTGGTGTAAGTGTAACAGAACCATTCGTAGAATTTATTTTAAGGGGCATTTCTTATCTCCTAAAATGGCCGTTTTTCTGTGTAACCATTAATCACGAGTTGTGCATCTACAGGGATGGTAAGCGTTACACCGTTTGCAATGGTAAAGCCGCTACCTGTGTCAAACTCAACACCGCTTTCCAAAGTACGATCTGCGTTTAACGTGCTTGTGACGTAGCCATAAACTTCTTCAACGCCAGCCGTAATAAAGATTACCGCGCTGCCAGATAGGCTTAACAAAGAACCAGTTGAACTTTCTGTAAGTGTGCGCGTAAGCGTTGTCCCAGAAGCCGTGTAAAGGCCAGTGCCTATCTCCCATGCGTTACCATCCTCAATAGTGTAACGCACGGTGTCGCCATCGCTTATGCCGCCATCAGCAAAGGTTTGATACCCTGTTTCAGCACTACCCAGTGTAATCGTACCAGTGCCAGGGGTTGCTGTAGCAACTTTTACCCTATTAGCCAGAACAACCATTTTTCACCTACTTATGAAAGTTGAACAACACCGTTGCTGTCGTCAAAGTTGAACGTAAAGCTGTCGCCGTCATTCAGCGTTAATGCAGAACCATAATCATAATAACCCAAGATAGGATCAGCGGGTGATGTAACCGTGTCATTGTAGATATACAAATATTGGAACGGGCCAACTGATCCACCTGAAGCAGTCACCGTCAAATCAGCCAAAACAAGTTTATATGTACCGCTTGTCTGTGATGATGATGTTGTAGTGATGTTTCGTGATGATAGGTTTGTATAAGAAACTTCTGTCACATTACCAAGAATGCCATTGCCGTCTGATGCAGGGTTAGATGTTTCTGAAGCGGGTGCAGTATTCGACAACGCAGCAACGAATTGATCGCTCTCTAAGTCCATATTATGAACCATGTTTAAAACTGCATCGTTTACCTTGTTGAAGGATGCCATGTGAGGAACTCCGTAAATTAAAGCATATGCAAGCGCATTCTAGCGCATTTGCGGTTATTTGCAAAGACTAGGTTGGCGGTGCTGGCCATGTTGGGTTTGCAGGGTCAGTTGTGTTAGACGGCAAATCACGCAAAGCCTGTCGATAAGTACGCCATGATGCCTTTTGGTCATCAGTTAAAGGCGCATCTGGCATTTGCGTCCAATCGGTAGATTTGAGCTTGGTATTTCTATCAATGCGCAATTTACCCCAATCAAAATCACTCATTTCTTCACCTCTAGCGCAAATAAACCATATACGATGCCTATGACAGACGATGTATTGCCGCTGTTTGCAGTTATGCGAACTCCTACAGTATTTGTCCCCGCTGTTGCTGTAATCCGCATCATGTAGGCACTAGGTAATCCAAAGAAGTCTTGCACGGGTGCATTTGTAACGGCACCTATTCCAGATACTACACTGCCACCTCGTAGAATACTTAGATCGACCAAATCACCAGCCGTGGATGAACCCGCCGTCCAGTTGAAAAGAATGACCAATTCTGATCCACTGTCACAATTTGTAATTGATGCCGTTACGTCTTTTGTGCTGCCAGCGGTCAGGGTAAACGAACTTTGCCCACTTGTGCCAGCCTTTGTTACTGAATTTGCTGCAAGTTGTGTTGTATCAACGCCACCCGATTTGATAATCAGGTTGCCCGAACCGTCACTGTCCAAGGTTACGTTATCAATTTGGATTTGGCTTGCTGTCAGGGTTCCGCGTATCGCTGCCGAACCAAATTCAGCAAATCCAGTGTCGCGTTCTATTTTCCAGCCTGATGTATCAGCAACATAGTTGTCGCTTTCAAGGTCAGCGGCTACCTGTATTGCACCAGTTGGCGTAGTAAATACTATTGTTTGTGCGGATGTTACCCCATCAATCGTGACTGTAAACGCTGATGACCATTCCTTAATTGATGTATCTGTTATATCAATTTGCGGCTGCGTTAATGCCCAACCTGACGTTAGACCGCTGAATGATGCCGTTGATACATTATAGCTAGTAGCAGATGGTGTACCAGGTGCAGATGATTGAATTGTTTGATAATATACGCGACCAGAAATAACTGTATCACCCGTATCACCATCCGCACCATCAGTTCCGTTTGTCCCATTCGTTCCGTCCACACCATCTTGCGGATCAGCTTCAGTTGTTACAGCACCAGTGCCAGTAGAAAAGTCAGACGCATTGCCCGTAAAATCTACTGCTTTAAGGAAGTAATACCGTGTTGTGTTTTGCGCTAGACCACCATGCACAAATTCGGTTGCGGCTGTTGTACCTAATAAAGTTGCGCCCGTAGATGTATTGCTGGTGTTTACATAAACCTGAATTTCTTTCAGATCATCATCAGTTGGATTTGTCCAAGATATAAAGTTAGATCGATACCCGCCAGAACCGCTAACTGAAGTAGGTACAGCGGGTGCATCTGTATCCGCATCAGCGGTAAATGTGGCTGATGCAACTTGCCCCACATAGCCACTGTCCGTAACGGCGGCAACGACAAATGTATAACTATCACCATCAACAAGAAAATCTGTCTCGAAAGAATTTGTGTCTGTAGTGCTTTTATTAAAGATACCTGTTGCGTTGTTTTTATATCCTACAAGATAATGACTAAGGAAAACATTATCAGGCGCATCCCAAGTCAGTGTAGCAGTAACGGTGTGCGTTCCATCAGTCGCTATGTTTGTATTTTGTGGGGTGGTAACGGCTAAGTTTGTAATGCCCAAACTTGCGCGTGGATCAGGCAGTGTGCTGCCGTTGCTTGTGATTTCGCTTTCTTCTGCCGACCAGCTAAATGCCGCTGATGATGTTTCGCGCAACGTCAACGCAACGCGCAAATCACCCGCATCACCATCATTTTTGAACTTCCAGCCAACAACTTCAAATTCTTTTGACGACCATCCGTAGCGATCAATAGTTAAAGCGATAATATCGCCGCACTCAACTTCAAACGCCTCTAGGCTAAAATCTGCCGTAAATGTCATTTGCTCACGGCCACGGAACAACGTCATCTTTGCTAAACGCTGCGCCATAGCTGATGATGTTGTTAGCGGCAAGGTCAAGTCTAATGCGCTTTCTACATCGCTATCATCGCTGATGAATGTTTCTGATCGTATTTCTGGATAGTCAGCCTGAAGATAACGATTTTCAGCGTCAATAAATGTGCCACGAACGATGTTGAAGTTGTCGCGCCTCGAATGCTTGGTTTGTAAATTAATTTCACTACGCAAGTCATCGAGTGTAAAAGTTTTGACAGGCGAAACGTAATCGCCGACCTTTAGATGCCATAGGCCAGCACCCCAAAACAGTGTGCCAGCACAAGCAGTCATCATGTCGCCCAAAATGTCAGATGGTGATCTGTCTAGGCTTATAACCCCGTTAATTTCATAACGCTTTTCTGTTAATGAACTGCCGCGCACCGCTGTACCAGTTCCACTGCCTACGCCAGTTGCCGTAAATGTAACCCCCACTGTATTTGCGCTTGCGCCTATAGCGGTAAAATCTGTCGTTCCAACAGTTTTAATCGTATAATCTTTGCCGACAACAAAAGACCCGGCATCAATTGCGGCTAAATTTACAGTTTCATCGCATACATCTGCCGCAACATCAAAAGATGCACTTGCGGCATCATCTGTATCGCCGTCATTATCCAAGCCATAGGTTGAAGTAATGTAATCACGAACACACAAGGCAGCATTTGCACTATAACTTGTGGAACTGTCACGCGGATCATAAACCTTCTTGCCTTCTACTTCAGCGGTGATTAATGGGATGCCGTCTGAAAATACATTGGTGTCATATTCTAGGCGAACATAAAGGCAAGCAATGCCTTCCCCTTTAAAGTCATTATATGGTGAAGCTGGTGCAACGCCGTCAATTTCAAAATCTGGTGTCTCAATATTGCTAGTTGTTTCTAATTGGCGCAAAACTGATGCTATATTTTGACTATCTGTACCTAAAAATTTATAGATGTATATTTTTCTATTGCCATCACTATCTGACCACCTATCCCCATAAACATAACCTTGTTGGCCTTGAATGACCTCAACTGCTTGCGGTGAAGATGCGGCGGCTAATTGTACTTCTTCATCATTGATGAATACTGTATCAATTAAATTAACTTCATGGCCAGCAAGCGTAATAATCTGATGTAGATATTTATTTTTTGAGCCTGTGGTTTCTGCAAATGTTACATATCCACCCTTGCGCACCTTGCCATAGACTATTTCTTGTGCCGCTGCCGCTTCACGCGCATTGAATAAAAGGCCGCGCTGACCAAATGTTGGTTTTGGGGCCAAAGCCTTTAACGCCCAAGACGTAACAAGCGATACTGCAATATAGCCAACGACACCCGCAACGGTAGTTAATCCAAGGACACCTACTTTAGCATACGCGCCAAGGTTCAATGCATTAAGTATTGCCGTACCAACAGTCGTTGGATCACGCGGTACACGATCCCAATCGTTCCAATCCTTAATTGTAAGATCGCCTAGCTTGTACTTCATGCTTTAATCCACGCGCTTTTGATAAAGTCTATCTGTTGAGAAATTACACCTTTATCGCCAAGAAAGATAGCCTTTGTACCTATCGCAATACCTAACGCATCACCGATTACCCACCGCCTTACACGATCAGTTGTCACCAAAGCACCCTTCGGCGGTATTCTGTCTATGCGCTTCATCTTGCGGTCAATAGCTTCATCTAGCGTCTTCGCCTGAAATACCTTTCGCAATTCATCACGCTTCAAGTACAGCCCGTTTTCAGTGTATTTACCTACCCAATCGTCTGCCCAACCTTCACCATACATAGCGTGATAGGCATTATTGGTGAACATAAAGCAGTCGTTTGTGTGCCACTGGAACGGCACATCACGCACCTTGCGGATGTATTCATTCAGTGCATCAAAGTCAGGCTTCATTCCTGCCCCAAGGTATCTGCCTGTCTTGTAGCCCCTGCACCCAATCGAAAAATGCATCAATCGGAGGATCGCCATTATACCCATCATCCACCCATTTACGCTTGCGTACTTGTTTATGACTTTCTGACGTATAGCGACGAACATTTGCACGTTCTAAAGTAATCAAACGGCTTTCTACAGTTAAGCTAATATTTGACGTTTCACCACTGTCTTGTATCGTCATTTGATCCATGTATCCGCGAAACACTTCAACAGTATTGCTGCCAACGCCCCAGTAAATTGTAACAGTGCGCCCCTGATATTCTTCAGTTAGTGCATAGGTAACGATAGTGCTGTCTAATCCACTTAGGCTTAAAGTCGTGCCTTTTGATGATAAATCTGCGGCTTCTTCTAGCCCGTCAATGGTTAATAGGCTGCCGCTGCCAGTGTATGTTTGGCTGTTAATTGTCTTATTGCCGTACCCTGTCCATAAACGCACGTTTGCCGTTTCAAACGCCAGATCAATTGCGTAAAACGGTTCAATATCTGTAAGCGGTTCGTTTTGATCCCCGTCTTTATGTAGGGCATTGAGTAATGCCGCTGGAACTGTTCTACTCATATCGCTTCAAATGCTCCGAATGTTAGACCATAAATGCTGGCCTCGTTGACCGACCAGTTTTGCTGATTGCTTGCTAACCTAAACTTGCCAGTTGTGTTTACGATATTCACACCCGCGCTAGACTTGTTCGCGCGTAGAGCGGGCCAGATTTCCACATCTTGAGCTGCGCCTGTACCCGTCACATCTTCCAGCACCTTGTGCAATGTGCGGCTAGACGTAGTGCCGATCTGGATGTAATCGCCAGCAAGTAGTGTTTCACCGCTAGTAATTGTTAGCGAAACTGTACGATCACCCGCGCTACCTGTCGCCGCGTTTACATCACTGTTGGTTGATACAGTGCCGCGCGGCGATGTCGCGCTGGGGTCACCAAGGTAGAATGTTCCGTATTGCCCGCGCAAGCTAATCAGGAACGCAATCCATTGTTCCGCATCTGCACGTTTCATTGCCGGCAGTGTGATGTCAGCTTGCCAAGTTTCACCGCTGTATGCGTGTGCCTGACCCGCAAAGGTAAATGGTGACTGACTGTAAGCCACGGCGTTGATCGCGCGTAACTCAATCTGCGCAATGCCTGTGTGTGACGGCAGGGTTAAAGGGTAAGTGATAGCCATTATGCAAACGCCCTTCCATATGAACCGCCACGCCGTTTCGCATCTGCGACTGCCGCTTTCGCGCTCTCCGCAATCTGTGGCATCAGTGACTTGATTTCAGTGCGCACAGTTTGTTGTACGCCTGTTGATACGTTGATAGTTTGGTTGACGACAACACCGCCGCCGCCCGCCATCTTGTCGTTAGGCACGATAGAGCCAGTGCGTGACGGCACAAACAATTCTGGCCCACGTTCGCCCACAATATAAGGGTTTCCGCGCTGTACGGGGCCACCAATGGCCTTCATGGATGTTCCTAGTATTGGAAACTTTGCGGTTAGTGCGTCACTGATGAAACCGGTGATGCGTTTGACAAAAAAGATACGATACAACTCTTTTATGATATCACGCGCCATTTCACGAAAGGCATCTTTGGCCTTCTTTGTTCCATCAAACATAGACATAAAGGCATCACCAAACTTGTCGCCCATCATTCCGGCAATAGTTTGCACTTTTTCACCAATACCATCGGCAGCATCTTCGCCAGCTACTTTGACGCGCTTGAAATATGAAAATAAGTCGATCTTTGGGATATTGGCAAGTTCGTCTTTCAGATTTGTTACGCTATCAAATGGCTTGTCTAAATCAGAACGGATCATTGCTATTTCCGGCCCGATACCTAACATTTCGTGCTGTATGCCTTCCAATGTGTCTTTAAGTTTGCCAAAGCTATCTTCACCAATGTCATCTGGGAAATCCACGCCAAACTTTTTCAGTTCTGCACTTAATGCTGTAGTTGCATCCCTAAAACGCCCAACAATGCCCACAAGCATTTCGTAGAACTTCTTTCTAATGTTCAGCGTCATATATGTAAAGTTTAGTTCAAATATATTTATCCGCATGAACATCCTATCGAATGCTTCACGCACGATAGCTGGGATATTACTTATGACTATTGCAAAATAATTGATGCCGTAAACCAGCCCATTAATTGCAATCATTGCCCCGCGCTTTAGTAAGTCAAAGCCTTTCTTCACCAAATCAATAGCTGGACGCACAAAATCAATCAACGGCTGGAACGCAGTCTTCATGTCTGCACCAAATCGCTTGAATTCAAATGATAGCTTTGCAGTCTTATCGCCCATCATTGCGATAGCACCACCAACCGCGATAAGCGCACCTAAGATCATCCCTTTTGGCCCAAAGATAGACGCAAGTTGTGGTGCTTGCATGGTCATAATGCGTAACGCATCAGTACCCATAGAAGCCTGAACTGCCATATCTTGGAACTGCAATGATGCCATACCCAAGCTGCGGGTCATGTTCTTGTTGGCCTTACCAACACCCTGCATACCGCGCACATGACGGTTCATGTTGGCCGTTGATTTCATCATAGTTTTATCAAGTGAACCAAGCTGCGCCTGAACCTTTTTCATTTCAGGTACGGCATTCCCAACGGCATCCATACGAATGGTTAAATTAGTCTGTGCCATTGTCTTTCTGCTCCGACTTGATCTTAAAGTATGCGACCCATTCGTTATATTCTGAAAGGCTGATTTGCTCTATTTCACCTATGGTTTTGCCAAGCAATTCAGCCAATGCAATCAGATTATATCTAAACGGATCGCTTCTTAGTTTTTTTCGTGTTCCTCTATAGTCACACTTTCAAGAACCGCACCAAACACCTTCGCAATCAAGTTGATTGGTTCGCCCATCAATATTGGCTTATCTTCAAGTGAAAATGCCTTTTCACCGGCATCGTCTTCACACTTGCGGATGATCATATCAATCATGGCCGACATTGTTGGGTTGTTGATGAAATCCTTGTGTTTACGTTGGATTTGCTCCATGTCACGCGCTGAAACCGTTGTGAAATATAGGCGAAGCGGTGTATCCCCTTCGCCCCATTCTTCCACATCCAGAAAACCCCGTTCTTGTTCCGCCCGTTTTGCTGCAATGCGTTTCGCTAGTGACATATTACGCTACCGTTGTTTCCGTTAGTGCGCCAGAACCTTGGATGGTCAATGATGCCTCAACCAAGCCATCGAATGATGAATTGATCGTGCGACCTGTTACGATGGCTGTACCGCCATAATATGTATCGCCTGATGTTGCACCTTCAGGGTAGAAGTTAAGTGTAACTTCTGCACCAACGGTCAACGCACCTTGGCCACTTGTATCGGTTTCATCCCAATACACATCAACTGAACCAGTGAAGTTTTTCAGTGATGATGCATATGAACGGGATGTGTCGCCCATAGTTGTTGTTTCTAGTGTATCCGCTGTTTCTTCAATGCTGAAGGAACGGATTTCTGCAATTACAGTGTCAGAACCAGCCGTGCCGACTTTTACGGTTCCTTCACTTCCTGTATGTGTCGCCATTGGTGGAACTCCTTACTTGGCTGTTTCTACATCATTGATAGCTGTAACATATCTGATCGAATAAGTCAGCTTGGCTATTCCAAGTATTTGGTCAGCTTCACCGTCAAATTGTATTTCAGTTGATGTTAAAACGCTGAATTTGGCAAGGCCATTGATCGTAAAGTCGCCAGCTAATGCTTCCTCAACTTGGACGGCTATCGCGTCCACATCATCATCAAACTTACTTGTTTCCCGAACATAAATATCAATGTCCAAAGTAAGTTCTCTGATCATGTCAGTAACGCCAGCATTCATGCGTTCACTAGCTTCAGAACCAGTATAAACGCTAATGGCCGGCAAATTCGTATCATTCAGTGGGTGAACCCGCGTAGTGTAAACACGGCGTTTTACTAAACCCACCTCTGACTTTAGCAAAGTGGCCACACGATCCCTGATTTGCTTTCTAACGTGTGCCATCTACTGCTTTTCCAACTGAATTGTTGTCACGCCAGTTCCATCATGCAACCAAGCCACAACACGATATTCAACACTACTGATCACAATGAAGTCATCTTCAGCAATGTTTGACACATCGGCAGTTTTGCATGTGAAGCGCGGTTGCTCCTGATGAACCGCTGCAATACCGCCAGCATCAACAGGAACAGTTTCATTATCAAAGATGCCGGTGATTGAACTGTCACCCAAGCCTAGTTTGCGCCGATACGAAACAGTTGATGCGAATTCATCCACATCAAGAATGGCAGTCAGATCATCAGCAAATGGAATGGCCATTTATTCACTTTCATCTGTTTCTTCAGGTGCTTCCGCACTTTCATCGTATTCTTCTGCATACCCACGGGCAATAAGTTTCGCCGCGATACGGTCATGCACTTCATGCACTGTGCCTTGCTCCGCTGTTATGTCACCCCAACGGGCAAGTTTTAGCAAGGTAATCTTCATTTCTTTGCCCGTGTTGATTTAGGCTTTGCCGCGCGGTCTGTAGAAGCCACAGTTGGCTTTGGTTCTGGTGCTACTGCAACCCGCCCATAGGCCGTCAATGATGCTGCTTCATCTGGCCCAATCTCTACGATTTCGCCAGCCTTACGCGCTCCACCCGCTGCAACACAAGATTTTAGAATAACATACTTCATTTTCTGCCCCTCGTTAGAGGGGGCGGCAGTGCCGCCCCACGTTAGCATTATGCGCCGTCGTTGTTGTATGCGAAGCTAACTGCGTGACGTACCGCTACGTCAACAGTTTGCAATGCAACGATGCGAACTGTGCCAGATGTTGATGCGGTGTATGGATCAACTGTGATGTCCAAGCCGCCGTACATACCAATCAACAAGTCAGCGAAGTTACCGAAGTACAAGTCACCGGCTGTTACTTGGTTAGATACGATTGCGTTGTAACCGTTGATCTGGCCACCATCTGCAACGAACTGGCCTGAACCAGCGTCTTTTGCAGTTGTTTTCAATGCACCCATCATGCTTGCTGGCAAGATGTACGCTAGGTTGCCCATAAGCGCGTTGTCTTCTGCAACCGCTGTTTCCATCGCAACTACTTCTGCGAATGTTGGGTTAGCCGCTGCGAACGCTGTTGGCGCGTTGATGCCAGATGTGTTTGCAACGCCTGTTGGTTGGCCAGATGAACCTGAACCTTGCAATGCACCGTTGTCGATTGCTAGTGCGATGCCTGTTGATAGGTCATTGCGAACTAGGTTTTCGATGTCTAGTGACGATTGCATCATCATCAAGCGTGTGATGTCAGTGAATGCACCAACTGTTTTTGGTGACATTGTGACCTGACCAAATGTTGGTTCGCTTTCAGTGGACGCGCCACCTTCAGTTGCGATCCATGCGCCGGTTGATGCCGCTGTCTTCTTAGGGATTTTCACATCGCCTGATAGACCTGTCAACATTGTCGCGCCAGCTTGCATCACTGATGATGCGTTGCGTAGTACGTCAATGAAGTCACCGCCGCGATACGCTTCTGCAACCATTGCGCTATCGTCTGATGTGTTCAGATCACGCTGGTTCCATGAACGTAGAACGTCATGTGGCATGTATAGACCTTGTGGGTCAACACCGGCACGTTTCGCTGCTTCTTGTGACGCTTCGAATTCGAAACGCGCAGCTTCTTGTGCATTGCGGTCAGTTGGGTTCGCCATCGCACGGATTGCGTTCATCAAAGAAAAGTTACGAACTTCTTTCTTTGTTAGGCCAATCTCTTGTGTGTCTAGTGGCGCGTTACCGATTGCTTCTAGCAATTCACCACGGAATTCCGCTAGTGAACGGCCATTTGCAACCGCTTCATCTGCCATATCGCGCTTGTTGTGCTTTGCTGCCAAGCGATACATTTCGGCTGTTTCTTTAGTTGCGGCGCGTGTAGCTTCTGCTTTCACCGCCTCAATGTCGATTGTGTTTTCTTCAGACATCGTATTTTCCTCACGAATAAGGGTTTCTGTTTTGGGTGAAGGTGTAACTTCATGTCCGCGATTTGTCCCCACTCCAGTATCCGCTGGAATTGAAACAACACTGACTTCCATTACTTGCCAAGAATTTACACGGTAGCTATCCGCGCTCTCCTTTTGCATGTCGTTGACATGATAGCCAACTGAAATGTTGTTTCTGATACCGTCCACAACATCATCGAAAACCTCTTTGGCAAGCCCGTTCTTACCGAAGCGAACTGTCGCGCGTAACCTCCGCGCCGATCCATCAAGGTTTACGTTCTCAACAACGCCAATTTGCTGGCGTGGATCATGGTCAAGCAAAAGCGGCATATTTCCAGAACGTGCAAATTCTAGGTCAATGCTTCCTTCACTGTGATCTAATATTTCTTTGCCGAAGCTACGTTCAACAGGTGCTTCGCTTGATACAGAAATGCTTACTGTGCGCTTTTCTTCATCAATCGCGCCAGCCTTGAACATCATGCCGCGCGTTTCTAGTTTTTCACGGTCAAAGCGTTCTTTGTCTTTGTAGCCACGTTCCGCTGTTTTAGTCAGTGTAGAAAAGCGGTGGCCAACCATCTGGCCGGATGCTTCGTAGCCATCTTCGCCTTCGCGGTACACTTCAATCAGTGCGGCAGGGTCATCTGCGTCACCGTTGATCGTGAATTCGCTATCTGGAACGTCAATAGAACCATCACGTTCTATGCGCTCAATCTTGCCATAGGCTTCACCGCCTGAACTATCCCAGCTAACGAAATCGCCAACATTCAGTTCATCAGGTTCCGCACGAACTTCATCAGTCATTGTTTCATCCTCAATATCTGGCGATATTGTATCAGATTTTTCCATATCTTGCATAGTGCGTTCCTCTTTCTTCAGCCGTTCCGCTATTTTACGGCTCCATGAATAGCCAGCGTCACCGCCCCAAAGTGACCACGATATTCTCCCATTTGACGGATATCCATCTTCATCAGGACGAAAACCTTCAGCCTGTTTATCAACCTCATGGCGGCTGAAAAATGAATACATACGTTTGACCGTATCTTCTGATAGGTTCTTGCCGTTCACAATGTCACGCGCACGGGCAATACCAACTTCAGTGCCGCCGCGCCCGTGTTCCTTGCGCCAATCAAGGCCGCGCTGGGCCTCTGTTACCATTCCGCTAGTCGGTTTGTACGACATCTTCACCCTCCGCTGGCACCGGCAATTTGTCACCAAATGGTTGATAAGCCATGTTCAGGCCATATTCGTCTGCCGTTTCCTTATCACGCTGGATTTGCGCAAATGTATCTTCAGCATCGCGGCCATAGTTGGCAGCAATGTCAGAATGGCTAATGATGCCGTTCTGTAGGCCAACAACTGCCGCATTCATTTCCTTCAGAGGGTCAACCCACTGGAAGCCACGGCCACGCCAAGTCACATCTTGCGTGAACTTCATAACTTTGGCTTCGCCATTGATTGGGATAAATCCGAACTGCATCGTATGATCCAGCCACATGCGATATAGCGGATCAAGGAAGTGATCTATCATAAACCGGTGCAATGTTTTGTAGAAGTCACGTTCTTCAAGCGCGCCTTGGCGAATTGAAGAATAGCTTGTGCCTTCTAAATCGTTAGCTAGGGATGTGTAACTAACGCCCAAACCACCAGCTATCCCGCGAAGTATGGACTTTTCAAAGTCAGCAAATGCGCTTGTCGGGTGGGAGGGGTCAAACGCCTTGAAATCAACTCCGGCGGGTAGCTGGTGGAATGAACCCGCTTCCGCATCGTAGATGGGAACTGTGTTATCGGCATCGTCAAAACCGTCTGCCGTAAATCCATCACCCGCTGGTGAAGTAAAGAAGCCCATTTTCGCCGCGCCTGTACGGGCCGCAATCAATTCAGCTTCACGATAACCGTGCAACATCTTCAGCGAAGTTATGGCCGCTGATGACCAAGGAACGCCGCGCGTCTGGCCAGCACGATCAGGTTTATAGATATGCATCATTTCTGATGCCGGAATGACTTCATATTTGCGTTCATTCGCCGGCAACATATAATCATAGTCGCCTTTATGGTAGGTCAGCACATGATAGGCCGTTGGGCGGCGTGTTTTCTTGTCTAATTCGACACCCATGCGAATTGAATTGCCATTTGGGGCCAATTCGTTCTTTTCTTCGTCAACACGGTCTGGCTCGATGATCTGGACGGCAATACCGTGGCGCAAATAGTTGCCTTTTACGACCTGAAGGAACACTTCGCCATCACGGGCCATTCCAGTGATGATATGATTGCACAGATCAACCATAGACATCTTTCCATCTACAGTTGGGCCACCCATGCGGCTAAATTCACGCCATGCGCCTTCAATGATGTTATTTCCAGCCCGATCAAGGCTATTATCAGGGTTTCTGCCGCGAACTTGCACGTTAAACCCGTTTTCACCTACGACATTAACCCTAAGAAGCTGAAGATAACGACGGAAATATTCATTATTTCGCTCCAAATCTCGACTGCGATTACGAATATCGCGTAAAGCCCACCGGATTTCACTGTCGGCACTTCGGTTTGATCCGACGAAATCTGCGAATAATCTGCCCTTTGCGGCGGCAGCATAATTGCGCTTTGACGGTTTGGCCTTAGTAGACCGCCGAAATATGTCCATAATGCCCATTAGCTAAACCTAACTTTTACCGTATTTGCGCTTGCCTTGCCGCGTTTTACCAATTCATCACGCTGATGCTGTAGAACTTCACGTTTGTACCTATCTCGCGCCACCATAAGTTCATCAAATGACATTTTGGTCAATGAACGACCAGCAATAGAGTAAGAACCAACGTCACTGTCGGCCTTGCCTTCCAAGATGGTTTCAATCTTGGCTAACATGATGTCTGCATGTGTTCTTGGGTCAGATTGATTAACGTCTAAATCTGGGATTGCCTCAAATTCACCGCGTTCAATTACCAGACGATTTCCAGATGATGTTTCGGTGACTTCTAGCTGCCAATGATAGCGTCCAACGACAAAATCGGCTGATGTAACGCTATCAACTGTGAATAAGTAGTAACCATCAGTTTCTATAGCAGCTACCTTGATTTCGTTAGACCCGCCGCCAGTTATTCGCGCAACATATTCAGCCGAATGTGTAGATGTTGGGTAGTCTTGGGCAATATTTGCCTTTTTCCATTGGATGAAATCACCCACTACGACCTGTGTTGGTTCGCCTTCGGGTGCGTTTGCTGCATCAAATAAATTCGCCATATTTTACCTATACCCGTGAACGAACGAATTCCGGCGAGGCATGGAAGGCCGCCGAACGTGCTTTGGTTGTGCCGATTGTACACTATTTTGTGCCTTTTTTGCAATCGCTTCCATATTTATGTTTAAAAGTGCCAATGCAGCGGTTGCATATACGCGGCAATCAAGTGCTTCGTTGCGTGTTCTGACCTTCACCCATTCCCGTCTTGGCCGACCCTTAAAGTACCGCACAACCTTCTTTTCAGCCGTCAACATGCGGAAATATTCTTCTGATCTGTCGCTTGGGAAATGACAGTAGCCATCCATTTCATCAGTTACCTTCAATCGCGCATAAACCAGTTCCTTAGCCGTATCCGTACCAACAGGAAATAGGTTGATTTTGCCTATGTTGTTCTTCGATGGCCTTCCAATGATCGGTTTGCCTTCGCCTCCAACACCTTTGATAGCAAAAATACGTTTTCCCGTACGGTTTTTGACGTAGTTGTACACCGCTTGCGTAAAGTGACCGCCACTGTCGATGCAAGTTGACCTAATTGCCATTTCGCCGCGTTCTGGATGCGTAAATGTTTGACTTAGTGCGTCATCCAAGTCCATCCAAAGCTGCGCAGTCGATGGATCGCCGTATATCTCACGATATTCCAGTGAATAGCTTGCTTCGCTTCGCGTCCAGCCAACAAATTCATAGGCAACACGGTCATCCTGAACGTCAACGCCGCAAGTAATCAGTAGAACGTCATCTGGCAACTGATCACCCCAATCAGTACGCCGTGCAATCAGATCATATTCATCAATGCCTTCGCCTTGTTCTTCGAAGGTTTCGCCAAGCGTTGTATTAATCCATGTGCGCAGTCGCATTGGATCACTTTTGGCCTGTAAGAAGTCCCGCGCAATGTCAGCAAGCGGTGTCCAAGGTGAATATAGGCCAGACAGGTGAAAACCGGCAGTTTTACCGTCACCTTCAGCCGTTTTACGCCATTCACCCGCGCGGATAGCCCGCCAACGGTCGGCGTCACTCCACAGTGATCCGCAATGCTCACATGCATATTCTGCCGTATTAGGGTTTCCATCTTGCCAGTGAACTTGCGCCCACTTTAAATCTTGATGTTCTTCGCAGTCTTTGCATTTCACGAAATACTTGCGCTGATCGCTATCGCCATAAGCGGCTTCAATCCGGCTGGCATTCTTTTCCGTTGGCGTTGATACCAAGATAATCTTGCGGTTCCAAAATGTAGCACTCCGCTTTTTCGCCAAGCTAACGGGATCACCTTCAGTGCCGGCAGATATCGGGTAGCGGTCAACTTCGTCACACAAGATTATGCGACATGGGCGGGATGCCAATGATGAAGGCGAATTTGCACCGCAAGCCGTAACGTGACCACCGGCAAACACTTTATGCAAAGTTGTATTGCCACTGTCGCGTGATCTTGGGTCTTTTATCTTTTCCGTCAATGCTGGGGTGTCGCGTATGGCCGGTGCAAGCCTGTCTTTTGACCAAGTTTGTGCCATTTCCAACGTGGGTTGCACAACAAGCATTGGCGCAGGGTCTTGATGGATGTGGAACCCAACAACATTGTTGATCAGTTCAGTTTTGCCAATCTGCGCTGCCGTCATTAACACAACGGTTTCAATGTCTGGATCACTGACTGCATCCATCATGCCACGCTGATATTCCGCACGGCTAGTTGACCAACGGCCAGCTTCAGCCGAACTTTCTGATGATAGTTGCCGGTAAGTGTCGGCCCATTCAGACACAGTAAGTTTGGGCGGCGGTGCTAATGCCGTTGCCATAACTTCCTGAAGCCGTCTGCGCAGCTTTTCAGTCTGTTGTTTGTCTACCGTATCCGACCAGTTCACTTAATGCATCCTGCATGTTTAGTTCGATTAATTCCTTGGCTTCCTTCACGTTTGCACTTGCGTGAACTTCAGCCGCTATTTTGGACGGCATCGCCAGTAACTTAGTTTTAGCTTTGAGTAATTGCGTTTCGAACTCTTTCGCCACTTTTTCGATATATACCAAGTCGCCACGCTCAATCGCGTTTTCCATTTCTTTGGCATCAGCTTGTTCTTTTGCCAATCGCGCACGTTCAGCCCCCAAGTCTAAGTCACCAGATGCAGCGCGACCTGAAGCAATCGCGCGAAAATGTTTTATGTACTGCGCACGGACTTCATCAATGTCATATTGTCCACGCGGTTGTTTGTCTATTACACCATCCTCAATCAGCTTAGACAATGCTTGCTGACTTGTGTTCAAATGTTGCGCAACTTCACTCATTGACGACATATTATTACCACAACCCCCTTATAAACGTCCTATCGCTAAAAATATTTCGTGGTTCGAATTACCCGCACCATGCATATGGCTGAAAGTACCTTTTTGTGTGACATTATCGCAACTATGCGGTTGATAGAGCATATTTCAGTGCCTTTTGCATTTTCTTAGGGAATACCATTTTTCCGTATCTAGTCATGCGTTCATCAAATCTAAACTTGGGCTTGTACATTGGACGGCGTTCACTGATGTTCAACACCTTCTTTGCATTGCCAACGCTGTTGCGCCTGTAAACGCCGAACCGTTTGCCTTGTCCTAACGGGTGTGTAGGTGCTGGCACAAAGTATCCTGTTGACCGTTTGGTCTTGCCTGTATAGCCGTATCGCTTGCTATGTGTCGCCGTGTCACGGCTAAGGTGTAATGATGACATTATCTTATTTAATTCACCGCCAGACATTGCCCCACTCTTATTTCGTTTAAGGTGCGGCGTTGGGGTCACTGCGCCAACCAATCTTGATGTTGGTAGGTTTAGGTTCACCAATGTTTCTAATCCCGTTCTTTCTCTTGTCCCACCTTCTTCTTGCACATCTAAGTAATGACGCTTAGTGACCTGATCTTTTCTACGAACGTAAATATACGCATGACCCCTCAGAACATCAGCCTTTGTTACCCTTTGCCTATAACCAACTGGCCCGTTCTTGCGCTTCGATGAACCAAATGCCTTTATTGTCCAAGGCACGGCTTTGTCGAATATTCTTGGAATATCTTGCTGGTTCTTCATAACCATTGTGGCCGCTGTATCGTTTAGTGCCTTAGATATAGCGAACGGCATTTGAACGGCTACCATATTCGATAACCTTGCATTTACTTCTTTCGAATTACTTTCAAACTTAAACGATACTGGCATTCTTCACCTAATGCAGAACATGTTCTGTCTTGTCTATTTCATCACCTTCAAACGAAAGCACGGCTTCCATTAACGACTGAAACACACGGCGTTCACTTATGCCGTCTGTTAGTCGGCCTTCTATATAGTCACACAGTTCATCCAGTTCATCGGACGCTGCGTCATCGTCTATGATATCCGGTACTCTGAGCAATACTAACATAGTTCCACCATAAAATAAAAAGGCCGACCCCGTAAAGAGGCCGACCAAGGACGGGCCGTAGCCCAACAGGGGAGTGGCTCCACTATACCACATCATACATTTCTTCAGCTAGAGCAATGTATGCCGCACCATCCGTTAGGCTATCTTGTGAATACCCATTGGCCAATCGTGCCAGTTTTAGTTCAGCCATGCACAAACACACCTGATAGGCCGTCACTTCAATGCCCAAGTGTTGCGACCATCTAACCGCAATGCGTTCAAAGTTTTCTTCAGGTGGCCCGTAGGATGCCTGTCGTGGCCCGTTAATGAGATCAATCGCGTTGGCTAGTAGTTTGGTTCTTCTGTTGTTCATTTCCCTGCTCCTTCTTTTCCATTAGTTGCTTCAACTTAATCATGTTTCGCATGTGTGTCACCCTTACCGGCTCCATGCGCTTTAAGACGGTGATAATGTCCATGTTGGCATTCGCCACATTGATCATGTCTTGTGATGTCTCCTGACAGCGCATCCAGCCAAGCAATAGTTCCGCGTATTCATTCGGTGCCTTTGCTGCTTCTTCAGCCCGTACCTTCCCGCTGCGTGTTAGTTTCTCCATTCTGCCCCCAAAATGCCAAAGGTTACTGAAAGCCTGTTTTCTCTATACCGCCAGTATTTTACATATATTTCCATATATTTACCCTTTTTTAGCTATTTTATGTGAAATACTACTGACCCTATATTATCTATAACTTCTGTAACCTTTATACTTATAAGGTAAGTAAGTATAAGAAAATAAAGGAAAAAGAGAGGTTACAGATAAGGTTACAGATAAGGTTAAAGATAATTCAATCATGGCTATTCGTAACCTCCGAAGTTTACGTTAACGTCAACGGTTACAGAAAGGTTACGGATGTGTAACCCTATCCGTAACCCTGATTTTGGCCTATTTAAAGTCATCTAAATGCACCACTGATGAAGCCGTAAACGTATCAAAATCATCGTCAACTGTAGCGTCCAAGGCTTCCCGTAATACGGTCTGATCATCTCCATGCAGCACAAGTTCACTGGCTTTCCGCACATACAGTCGCCGCGTTCTACCGCGCCACTTGACGGCCTTATCTACCTTCACAAAGCCAACTTCTTCGATGGCCTTCGATAATGCCCTACTGTTGATCTGCTTATATCCACCCTGCTTAATCAAGGCATTTAGGCAATCAGTGGCGATAATATCGCTTGATATGCCATAGCCTGTCAGATCAACCATTTCTTTGATCAATAGATATTCCTCAGATCGCGCTGCCTCGATCATGCGTGATTTAGCATCAGTGATGGCCGGTGCCTTCGTTCGCACAAATCCTGACACATCGTAATTCATCAGCCATCCACGGATCACGTTAGGGTGCTTGTTGATGGCATTGTATAGCGCATCCCAATAGGCATCATCAGTGGCGTTCAGCAATTCTTCACGGCTTTCATACCGCGTAAAGAACACGCCCCACCGCCGGTCTTCATCATCCAACACCAAGGCATCTTCAAAGTTAGTCAGTGCCAGATAATTTGTGCAATTCGGAATATTACGCCCGTCTTGCCCTTTGCGCACCACACTGATTTTATCGTTGGTGATTAGCGGCTTTAGCTTGTTCATCACAT